CCTTACTCCCAGAGGGAACCACCCTTGCGGGAACTGCGCCGTCCGCTTACGATAACGTGACCCAGCCCTTCCGGTATCCCGATACCCCATTGCGGGGCACCAAGACCGCATCACGCATCACGACAACGGGCTCGCGGAGCCCGCCGTCGGATGTTAGGCCATTGACGACGATGTCCAGCATATTCGTCGTTTGGCCAGTAGCGGAACCGTATAGGGCAACTGCCAGCTGCACATCAGGAGAGAAATTTGACAACTTAACTTTTCGAAGTATTGGTCGCCAAACCTTCACGTACCGTATTCCGGCACGCTCGATGGTTTCCCACCGAGGCTCGTGGTCGTGAATCACGAGATCTCCTAGATGAACGGGGCCTCGAATCCCCCTGACATCACGAGGCAAATTAGCCAGCGCACGATTTCTAGCACGCTGGTAACGGTCGACTCCCAGTTGTCTGGAGGCGCGCCGCAAGCCGTTGTGAGCAGAGATCCAGGATGCGGGATCATTGACTTCTCCGTCCAAGTAGTAGGGACGGACCGGGTAACCGGCGAAGAAGTCTCCCCCGCAGCTTTCTCTAAAGGGACCTGACGAGAAGCTCTTACGAGCGTTCGGTGTGAAGCCGAACAGCTTGAGGCAATTTACAACTGCCCCAGCCTCTTCAGATGGATAGAGGATGTCATCCCCGTAGACCCACACGTCAGAGCCGATCCGCCCTCCGCATGCCACAGATGTGAGGCACGCGAAGATCAGTGTTTCTAGCTCGAACGTGAAGCCATTACCCATACTGGAGAATTTCTCTAAAACCACCCACCTCTTCTTAATTAAAGTCCGAGGCGAGCGGAGTGAGGCCAGCAGCGTGAACCAATCCTCCGGGAGGAGGACTCTCACAAGGTTCTTCGCCACAGTATCGCTGGCTGACGAGAGATCCAACGTCGCAATATCCCCGCTACGGGATCCCACCTGTGCCAAGGCGCGGTGGAGGTCTTGACCTTTTTGGAGGTCTAAACCAAAGCGACGGAGACGGCTGCGAATCACACGGCCGACAGCAAGCTGCATAGCAACGTTGGCGCCAGGCTCGATGCAGATACCACGATCTTTTGTGGCATCCTTGGGAACGGTGGTAAAACGATTACCGTTAACAAGGATTGGAGCCGAATGATCTCTCTTGAGCACTGCTTCCCCCCATTTTGTTTCATAGATGAATCTTAGGAGGTCAACAGCACCCTGGGTACAACACAGAGGCATAGTCATTTTGTCAGCCGCCGTGAGGCTGCTGGCGTGACGATGTCCTTTGCTCTCGAATGTTGCGCCGGGACCAAAACGAACCCTCAAGTCCTCAGGGAGAGGACCGAGTATCTTCCTAACCAGTCTTTTCACCTTTTCCACGAATGGAATGAGGCGTATCGTCGTGGCATCAAAGCCAAAGTTTTCGACGAACGGTTTGAGAAAGTCGTTTGTTCTCTTACACTGCTCCTCAGCAGCGTAAAAGCCGTCTACTGCCACCTTCTTACGGTCGATCCTAACCGGGAGGTTAGGGTACTTACGCAGAAGCTCAATTGCTTGAGTATCCCTCAGGAACCGATCGGCCCCAAGAGACGTGTCAATGTAGTGCGCTGGATCTGCCCTCATTGCGAGAAACTGATCCCACTCTCCATATTTCTGCCGGAGGTATACCCCCAACGATACAGGAGTGTCGAGGTCCGCGTATAGCACGCGCGACAGGTCGACGAGTTGCTCGTTTACCATAGTCTTCTCCGTGGACCAGTACTACCGGTCCTTAGCGCCCCGAGTTACTGGGGGGCGTATCCAGACTTCATGCAGTCGCTGATCAACACATGCTTGAGCAGGTTGCCGAATTGCGCAACCGCCTCGGCCATGGTCGAGTCGGTGATCTGCAGAGGGACCACGCACGTGCCGCTCAAGAGAGCGGTCCCGAAGACCTGATCGACGCCGCCGATGTTGGCGACTTCAGGGAACTTCAGGGTGAAGTCCACGTGACGAGCTGTCCGCGCGTTGTTGAAGCGCGAGGTCATCTCAGCGGTCGGACGGAGGTTTGCACGCGCGTTGAACGAGACATTCGCCCAACGCGCCGGGGTGCGGTCACCCGCAGCCGGCGTAAGTGCGGTGTATACGACATCGGTCGTGCCATTTGCAGCTTTGACGGTGATGTTCGCCTGATTAGGCATGATGGTACCTTTGTGGTTATGGCTTCTCAGCCTTTTGTGAATAGACTCACGACTAATGAGATCGCCGTAGCGGCTCTCGTCGCAGAAAGTCCGTTTGGTGGTGTGATCACTACCCCGGGTACGTCCCAGTTGGTAGAGCGATTGAACACACCGGAGTTTGAGAGGGTGACGCTTGGCGTGTCGTACTCACAGATGTTTTCAACACCGGAGACTGTCCGCTTGCGCGCCACCCGCTTATCCACCAACTCCATCCCAACCCAGTCTGTAAACTGAGAAAGGAAGTCACCGACTGGAATGAACCAATCGACAAGGAAGCTGAATGGAATAAGTTCCCAAACAATAGTTGCTGGGTTGACAAAGCCCAGCTGGTTCGCTAAGGCGAGCATCGGGTTGGTGACCCTGACCCGCCCCCAGTAGGTAGTCCGAGCTGTAACCTCGAGGTTCACGATCCTATAGAAGTTGGGACCGTAGTACTCGTGGAGCTTAAACGTACCTTTACTGAATCCACCTGCCCTCAATTCGAGATCTGGGATTTCTCCCTGTAAGACCTCGATGACGTTGCCAATGTCATTAATGAGAGGCGACCACCCGAACCAGTACTCGAGCCAAATTGCAGAAGCGTCACGAGGACGCGTCCATTTGGTTCTCTCGTCTTTTTTCAGTGGACGGACCCGCAGCTCTTTCAAGAAGCCTCTGAAGTTTCCATCTTGGAGACGGACGAAGCTCTTGTAGATCTGCCAGGCTCTTTGGGCGACGAGCCCTAAAGCCTCCTTCCGCTCGGCAGCGAGAAGGCCTGCGTCGGCATTATCGTACGCCAGTTCTTTAAACCTGTCATACGCCTTTCGATCAGCAATCGATTGGTGCCGAATGCCTTCGCCAGAGAATGAATGGGAGTACGCATAAGTGTCAAGCGCACCCCTCCACTCC